CCTGGTATCTCCTCGGTTTCCAAGCGTAATGCATCCATCACTCACGTTAACGCCAACTTCAAGAATGATCAGGCCGTTAACGTCTGTTTCACTCAACTCTGCAAGAGTCAAATTGAGCAGTTCACCAAGAGAAATGCATTCACCGTTCATGAATGCCAGGGCCAGACCTTTTCCAGTGTTATCCTCCATTACTCCGGTACTCATGCCGAAGAAGAGCTGATCCGCAAGAGCCCCAATCACCTCATCGTCGGGCTCACGAGGCACACCACCAACCTCTTCATCAGGGATTCCTCCCCAAACGGTGATCTGACCACCTTCATCAACGATAAGACCCCTCTCAACATCACCGCCGAACAATCTAACGTGGATCTTCAAGCTGTCGACGCAGCCCCGATGCCTAAAGGAGTCGTCATGGAAGAAACTGCGCCGAAGGTCACACCCTACTCCTTCTGCAAGTCCGAGGTCGGCACTGCTTGCCTTGTTCTGGACAAGTACTACCCTGCTGTTGCGCCTCGTGAGGAGATTTCCGTCACCTCCACCCAGCTCGAAACCGGGAAAGATGCTAAAGGTGTTGTCAGGCTTGTCGCTCTCGGTGACGAAGAGCAGTTCGAGTCCAAGCCCCACAAGGTGTACAGATTCAAGGCTCCCCAGCGTGTCATGGTCACTAGAGGGCATCAGAGCCATCTCCTCCTGCGCACTAACCTCGAACGACTCACTCACTCCACCAAGAACCTTCCTGATGAAGCCTGTAAACCGCTCGCCCAAGAACTCTTCGATCGCGTTGAGGACCACTTCAATTGGGAACTCCCACAGAACGCCCACCATCAATGTTTTCTGGAAGCCATTGAGAAGATGCAAGAGCGCGGACATGACATTTCTAAGTTGAAGGAAATCAACTCTTGGACTGATCAATCCGTCAACCTCGTCAAATCATTCCTCAAGGCCCAACAGAAACCAATGCTCGGCAAAGACCCTCTGGAGGCAGACAAGGCTGGACAAGGCATTTCTGCGTGGGAGAAGACTCTCAATCTCATCATGGCACCCTGGACCCGGCTCCTAGAACAAGTCCTCGTCAATCAATCCAAAGGAACTGTGCGAATCCTTTCACAAATGTCGGATGTCCAAGTCATGGCAATCTTAGAGAAAGACACAGTGGAAGGTGAACGCTACATCGACAATGACTGGACCAAGTTCGATTCCAACCAGAACAACCTGACACGCGAGATCCTCAAGAAAGCCCTCATTCGTATTGGTTGCCCCGCCAAACTCGTCTCATACTTCTGCGAACAACTCAAGACCCGTCGTATCTGCGCGGCTCAGTCCTCTCTCGTCGTCAACGACAAGAAAGATTCTGGCGCACCCCACACCCTCGTCGACAATTGTCTCTTCAATCTAGCGATCTGTCTAGATGTGATGACCGACTTCGACAAACTATACATCAAGGGTGACGACTCCCTCGCCCGTGGGCCCCACGTCGCATTTAACATGGAACGTCTCAACAGATACAACAAACAATGCGGCTTCCAATTCAAACCCAACTCCTCTGCTGTTGGCCAGTTTGTTTCTTTCCTCGTCTCACCACGCGGAGTTGCCCTGGATCTCGCTCGCATCACCGCAAAAATCACCTCTCGCGCTTACAACAACAAAGAAGATTACGACAACTATGCTTCCGCTCTCGCTGGGACTCTGAAACCGATCGACATCGACGCAGGGAATAACATGTGCATCGTCAACTCACTCTATCATTGGAACAATGCCAGAGTAACCTCCGATTTCGACGTGCTTCTCTCATTCATCGCCCGCTTCTCTCGCGGGGAGATCCCATTCAACGAGCTCACCCAGCATGAAGCAATCTTCTACAAGACGTCCGGCAACAATAGGATCGCGCACACTCAAGGCAAGCACAATCGCGATAACAAACGCATGTTCAAGAGAGGGCTCGCTGCCATCGCCAACACTCTCTTCTAGGGGTCATTAAATTTCTATACTCCTATGCAACCCCAAATCAAACATGCAACGCAAAACCAAGACCCCTACCGTCCGATCCCGAAAACAACCTGGGCCCAACAACAAGCCCAAGCGATCGGCGCAACTTCAAAACGTCATACGCACAATGGCAGCACTTTCCATCACCAAACCGATGCAGCAGAAAAGAGCTCGTGTTCCTCGCCCCAATATGTCAGAGGTCCACTTCCAAGACACTGAGCGGCTCCTCACTGTCACCATTGCTCCTTCCTCCACTCCCGGTCAACTCCTCGCCCAGATTCCGGTCAACCCTCTCTCCCCTCCCCGTCTCCAGTCCGTCGCACGTCAGTTCGACTCCTGGCACGGTACGATGGCTCTTGAGGCTGAGACGACCGGCAACGCCTTCTCCAAGAACTACGTCATCATCAGGCATCTTCCGAATGGTGACCCTGCTCAGATTCCGAGCCAGGCAGAAGCTCTCTTGAACACCGTCGAAGCCTGCGGTCGTCCATCCGAATCCCAACGACTCCAGTTGGATTCCAACCGCAAGGCCGTCGTCACTGCCTCTTGGGCGAGCAGCTACAACAAGAACAAACCAATCGTCGACCCCGACGCAAACGACGCCAACAACGGTCTCTTCTTGCTCGTCTCCAACGGTTCCCCCGGTACTGAGTCTGTGGACGTCGTCCTTCGTCTCCGCTATAACATCCGTTTCTTCGGACCGATCGCCAAACCTTTAGTCCCTGATGCCTCGATCGATCTGTACTCCGCCACCGGAACTCTGACCGCACCTTGGGTGGGCGCCAGTTTCGCCGGACCCGGCACCAACTATCTCCAGTGGAACGAACCAACCGCCACCCTCACTATCCCGAAAGGAAAGTACCTACTCTCCTACCGCATCACGGGCACTGGCCTTTCTAACCTCGGAGCGGCTGTTGCCACCAACTGCACAGCAGGTGTCGCTGCAACCCAGATCACCGCCACCTTCATCTCCCGGGTTTACACCC